CACTGGATCCGGCACCGTCCCAGTCTCGCCTTTTTCGAGTCCCGTCACGAAGACAACCCGGTCCTGTTCAACCCGGTCACGCACGAGATCACCGAGCAGGGCCGGCGCACGCTCGCGGTCTTGGACGGCCTGACCGGTGTCCGGTACCAGCGGCTGCGGTTGGGCAAGTGGGCTGCTGCAGAAGGCACCGTTTATGAAGAGTTCGACCGGGCGGTCCACCTGATCGACCGGTTCCCGATCCCGGACGACTGGGTCAAATTCCGGGCCATCGATTTTGGGTATACCAACCCATTCACCTGCCAGTGGTGGGCGATCGATGAAGACGGCCGGCTCTACCTATACCGCGAGCTCTACATGAGCAAGCGCCTGGTCGAGGACCACGCCCGGCAAATCCTCGAGTACACCGGCACCGAGCAGATCTATGCGACCGTGGCTGACCATGACGCCGAGGACCGGGCGACACTCGCAAAGTACGGCATCGAAACTATCCCGGCCATGAAAGCGGTTTCGCTCGGCATCCAGGCAGTCCAGTCACGGCTCCGGAAAGCCGGCGATGGACGACCGCGGTTATTCATCATGCGGGATTCGCTCATTGAGGTGGACCCCTGGCTGCAGGCTGCCCGCAAACCCCTGTGTTTCGAGCAGGAGATGGATGCGTACGTCTGGAAACAATCGGCAGACGGCAAACCGAACAAAGAGGAGCCGGTCAAGGCAGATGACCATGCCTGCGATGCTGCCCGGTACCTCGTGACCTATGTCGACAGCGTGACTGAGGCTGCCGATATGACCGAGGCCGTGCTGGTCTACGAAGACGACTACAGCATCAGCCCGTTTTAGGAGAAAATCATGACGCAACAGATTGAGACCCTAATCAACAAGAGAGCGCTCCTCGCAGCCCTCTCACAAGCAATGACCAGTGAACGCCAGGGCAACCCGAAAGAGGCGGCAAATCTCATCAAACGTCTCAAGAGCCGGATCGCCGAGGGAGAGTTCGACGAGCCCCCATCTATGGTTGTCCGGGTATCGGTGGATGAGAAGCTACTCAAGACCACAATGGACGAAATCCTCGCGCCGCATATCGAGGAGATCGAGCGCCTGAAAGGGATCGTCGATTCTCCCGCAATGAAGAAAGCAGGAGAAGAGGCCGGGAAGAAATGATCGACGAGGTAAAAAAACTTAAGGAGGTGGTGGCTGACGGCGAGAAAGCCATCGCAGCCATCCACGACCAGATCACAGCGCTGGAAGAGTCCACCGCAAAGAGCCCGGTCGATGGCATGCTGTTCGAGAAAGGGCAGGCTGTCTCAGTCGAGGAAGTCCAGCAGCAGATTGCCGAGCTGAAGGAAGACAACGCCATTAAGAGCGAGAACCTGGAGCTCATGAAAGAATCCATCCAGGTCCTTGAGATGCAGCTCGCGGAGCAGGGATGGGTCCAGCTCTTTGGCGGGGGCGGTCCTTATGCCCGGGAGCTCTCGCGGGTCGCGCTCGGCCGCATCAACGACCTGGTCCGGGTCTACTGGCTCAAGAACCCCCTGATCAAGCGTGCCGTCACGCTGCAGGCCCTCTATGTCTTCTCGCAGGGGGTCTCGGTCAAAGCCAACGATCCCGATATCGACGACCTGGTCCAGAAGTTCCTGGAGGACCGCAAGAACAAGGTCAGCTTCACGAGCCACCAGGCGCAGATGGCCAACGATATGGAACTCACCGCGTTCGGCAACCTCTTTTACGCACTGCTCACGGACCCTGACACCGGCCGGGTCATCATCCGCCTTATCCCCTTCGACGAGGTCATGGAAATCGACACCAACCCGCACGATATCAAGGAAGTCTGGTTCTACAAGCGGCAGTTCATGCAGCAGACGCTCGATTACCTCACCGGCACGCTCGTTACGCGGGCATATGTGCAATGGCACCCGGATTGGAAATACCAGCCACCGGAGGACCAGCGCCCGGAGAAGATCGGGTTGTATGATGTCCGGTGGGATGCCCCGATCTACCATGTCGGGATCAACAAACTCGCCGATATGAAATTCGGGATCTCGGATATCTACAGCGGCCTTGACTGGGCACAGGCTTACAAACAGTTCCTAGAGAACCTCTCAAAGGTCTGGCAGGCCCTCGCCCGGTTCGCCTTTGATCTCAAGACCAAAGGCGGCTCCGCTGCAGTCCAGGCATCGAAACAGAAGATGGAGAGGATGGCGCACCAGAAGAGCCCGGAGATTGGGTGGGCGGAAGGCCGCCCGGTCGCTTCCGTCTTCTCACACAGCGAAGGCGTCGAGCTCTCGGCCATCAAGGCCTCCGGCGCGACCACGTCCGCAGAAGACGGCAACAAGCTGCTGCTGATGGTCTGTTCCGCTACCGGCATCTTCCAGCACTACCTCAGCGGGGATCCCGGGAAAGGCAACATGGCGACTGCCAAGACCATGGAGCGGCCCATGGAATTGCAGTTCCTCAACCGGCGGACCCTGTGGGCGGATACCATCAAGGACATCCTGCAGTACGTGATCGATCAGTCAATCATTGCGCCGAACGGTATGCTGCACGATATGGGAGAAATCGATGACGACAAATATACCGGCGAGCAGGTTGTCGTCATGGGAAAGAAATCAGACGAGAATGGCGAAGAAACTGACGAAGTAGTTTCCCGTGAAATTGCAGTCTCGTTCCCGCCGCTCCTGGAACACGATATCACCGAATCTGTGAATGCGATCGTCAACGCTGCAACTCTCGGTGGCAACGGCCTTGCCGGCACCATCGACCTGAAGACCCTGAGCAAGCGACTGTTTGAGGTCCTCGATATCGCGGGCTCGGATGACCTGCTGGCATCGATCTACCCGGACGACGATGCAGAGCCGATCCTCATGACCAAAGACCAGAAACTCAACCTGGTCTTCAAGCTCATGACCGGCGACCCACAGGACCCGTTCAGTATCCAGCAGCAGAAACAGCTTGCTGAGTTCCTCGGTCTGAAATATATCGAGCCGCCCAAAGAACTCGAACCACCGGCAACACCACCCGCTGCACCAACATTCCCGGGTCGGATCCCGATGCCCGAGGAAGTCGACGGCCAGCAACCCCCGCAGCTCGCGAAGGCAAAGGAAGCAATCGACACATCCGGCGGGGGTCCCGGCGATGGCAGCCTCATAGGATGGCCTGCGCCGTATACCCCGGTCAGCGGCCCCTCGTTCCCAAGCAACGATCCGGTCCATGATGAGGAGGACCTCATCGCGATCAAGAAGTGGCGGGCGACTCACCCGGAGCTGTTCACGGGCGGTGCTGAGGATCCTATGGGCGCGACCGGCGAAGAACGCAAGAGCCGTATCGCCCAGCACAAGGCCATCATCGCGAAGTACATCCAGCAGCGGATGGAGGACCCGCCCGGCAATGCCGATGCGGGATATGGCGGTACGCTGAAAGGCGGACCGGACGACCGTTCATGAGAGATCCCAAGCCGCCCCGGCATGTCCCGCGGCGCGTGCCTAGGACCGACCCCACCCGGTCAGCCCGGCAGATCAGGCAGTATGAGGACAAGCTTGTGCACCTGGTGAAAAACTATCAGGCCGCCGTACTCAAAGAAGTCCACCGCCGCGTCATCCGTGAAGAGAAGGCCGGGGTCCCCCCGGTGAGGCTCAACACAGCCGGCCTGAAAGAAATGCTCGGCCGGATCGGTCACGATCAGATCGAGCACCCGGGCACCTATGTCGTGAACGACGAGATCCCGCAGGCATACAACCGCGGTGTTGTCTACAGCGCCATCAAGCTGAAAGTCGCCGGTATCGACACTTCCAGCCGGATAATGCCACCGGATCAGAAGGCGATCGAGCTGCTGAAAGCCCGGAATCTGAACGGCTATGAGAAAGACGGCGAGATCGTCGGTGGCCTCAACAACATTTCAGCCGATATGAGCGATGCCATCATGCAGACGATATCGGGCGGCCTGCAGAACCGGGACACGCTCAGCGATATCTCCCGGGCGATCGTGGCGAATGTGGACGGCATCGGCATCAACCGGGCCACCATGCTGGCACGGACCGAGATCATGAACGCGGTCAACACCGCCAACGTCCAGCGGTATCAGCAGGCAGGTGTCGACCAGGTCGAATGGTTAGCGGCAGAGGACGAAAAAACATGCGAGGAATGCGGCGATCTTGATGGCCAGGTATTCGATATCGACGGCGCTCCCGATTGCCCGGCACATCCGAACTGCAGGTGCACCCTGATACCGAAGATCGAGATCCCAGGAAGCAGCGAATGACCGAGCCACCACTTTCTGATGATGAAAAAAAATTCATTCACACTCATTTCAGCCTTACGCCCCGGGATCTTGCCCGCAACCTCAACCGGCTCTACCGCGATCATAACAGTGGAAAACGGAGCGCACTAATCATCCGATTTTACAAAACACGCTGTATAAGTGAGTTCTTGGCCAAAAATCCGCCGTTTAAATAGACTGCTGTTTTATCCTCTTCTTAATACCGCCTATCAGTTTGGGGGGTTTTGAATGGTAACTGAAGCACTTGAACAATTCGATGAAGCAGAACCGCAGAACCTGAAATCTAACTTCATCAGGGAAGACGGGACTGCCCGGATCCGCATCATCAAGCCCGGGAAAGGGTCGAGTGGCTATTACCCTGAAGCGATGCTGGCGCGTGATGCCGCGAAGGTGTACCAACCCGGCACGCACATGTACCTCGATCACCCGACTCTGAAAGAGGAGAAGGACCGGCCGGAGCGGAGTCTCAAGGATATGGCTGGGGTCATCACCGGGAATGTCTCTTTTCAGAAAACACCGATGCCCGGTGTCTATGCGGATTGCCAGGTATTCAAGAACTACCGGCCGTTCCTGCGTGAGATGGCCCCGTATATCGGGATCTCGCACCGGGCGCTCGGCAAGAGTAAGGCCGGCACAGTGGATGGCTACACTGGTACCATCATCGAATCGCTGGACAAGTGCCTGTCTGTTGACTTCGTAACGGTGCCCGGTGCCGGTGGCGGCCTGGTGCAGATGTGGGAGAGCTGGAGGAACACGGAGAGCACTGAGAATATGAACAGTACACGATTATCTGAAGCCCTGCACCTGATCGACCAGATCGTCATGCTGCAGGAAGGCTGTAAAATCAGCCTGGAAGATGTCTTCGGCGCCGGTAAGAAATGGGAAGACCTCAGCAGCACGCAGCAGGCACATTTCAAATCGCTGTTCGCCTATGTCGACGGCGACGACCCCGAACATTGCCACCTGCCGTACCGCGACCCGAAAACCGGAGCGGTATTGCCGAACTGTGTCAAGGCAGCGCTTGCTGCGATTGCCGGAGCCCGGCAGGGTACGCTCATGGATCTCGGCGACAAGAAAGCCGAAGTCGTCAAGAAACTGCAGGATCTCCTGCCCGACGAGAACAAGGACAAGAAGGAAAGTGGAGACATGGAACTCGGAAAACTGGACCTCAGGGTCCTCAAGGAAAACCGGCCCGATCTAATACAGGAGATCATCCAGGAAGCCGGCCAGACAGAACAGGAGAAAGCGAAAATGCAGAAACTCACCGAAGCGGCCGCCATGGTCGAGACACTGAAGACCGAGAACGCCCGGCTCAAGGAAGCCCAGGCAATCCAGGAAGGCGTCGTGTTCATGACTAAAGCCCTGGGACCGGTCAAGCTGCCGGAAATCACCAAAGCTCGGATCGTCGAATCGCTCAAGAGCAAAGTGCCGATGAAAGACGGCAAATTTGACGAGGCTGGTATGAAGACCGTGCTCGAAGAGACCGTCAAGGCGGAATCCGCGTACCTCGCCAAGGTCACCGAGGCCGGCAAGGTCCGCGGGTTTGGCGGCGTCGGAGGCGGAACACCTGAAGATGGCCAGAAAGCGCTCGCAGAAGCGTTCAAAGGCTTGAACATGACCGAAGAGCAGGCGAAGATCGCCGCTGCAGGGAGGCTGTGATCATGAAGAACCTCGCAATGGCAGGCAACAAGCAGAATGTCACCTGCACGACCCCTGCAGCGCCCAAATCCGGCGGTGCAGTACGGTTCGGCAGACTGACCGGTATTGCCGAAGCAGACCAGCAGTCTGACGGCACCACGGATGTCGATTTCGGCGACGAGACCTACACCCTCACTGTCTCGGCAGCAGCAGGCGCGATCGCAGCAGGCGATGCAATCTACTATGCCGACCCGGTCGCACCGGCAACAACCCCGGTACTGAGCAACACCCGCGTAGGCGGCTACCTCTTCGGTGTCGCGATCGACCCTCTGCTCACCGGTTCCGCAGCCATACGTGTGAAACACATCCTGCAGGCCCGTGGAGACCAGTACGGGTACTTCACTTCGTAGGAGGCACAGAAAACCATGACAAAATCTGATATCCTGGACCTTGTCCAGACCCTCGACAGCCAGGTTGCAAGCGAGACCGCCATCTTCCAGGGAGACGGTGTCGGTATCCGCAGCCTGCGCAGGGATTCACCCGAGTATATGCAGAGGCTCGCGGAAGCCGTCAACCTGATCAGCAAGGTCTCGAAAGGCATCCGGCCCGTGCACTACCTCACAGAAGCCCTGACCACGAGCGATTTCCCGCTCCTGTTCGCGGATGTCATTGACCGCCAGATCCTCACGGCATATCAGGAACGGCCGCCCACCTGGGCGCTCTGGTGCCGCAGATCTACCGTCCCCGACTTCCGTATGGTCAAGCGGTTCCGTATCACCGGTGGCGACCAGGTTCTATCAGTGGTCCCGCAGGAAACCGATTACCCCGATGCCCCGATGAACGATCAGCTGGCCGAATACCAGGTGCAGAAGTACGGCCGTAAGATCCCGTTCGCATGGGAAACCATGATCAACGACGACCTCTCCGCGCTCCAGGACGTACCCCGCAGGTATGGCATTGCATCCCGGCGTACTGAGGAACACCTCGCGACCAGTTTCATCGCGAACTCCGCTGGACCCGATCCGACGCTCTTCAATAACACTAACGGCAACCTCATCGACAACCCACTCAACGTGGACGGCCTGCAGAAAGCCTTCGCCACCATGGACACGATAGGTGTCGATGACGACGGAGAACCTATCGACAACACCCCGACCACGCTCATGGTGCCGCCCCAGCTCCGCGTCATTGCACAGAACCTGCTGCACGCACAGCAGCTCTATGTCGGCCTGCCTGCCGGTGGCCAGACTCTGTCATCCAACCAGGCAGTCCAGACGCAGAACTGGATGAGCAACCTGAAACTCGCCATCAACTGGTACCTGCCCAGGATCAACACCACCAACGGCGCGAGCTCCTGGTATCTCAGCTCGGATCCAAACCTCCTTGCAGTGGTCGAGATGGGTTTCCTCCGCGGCCACGAAGCCCCCGAGGTCTTCATGAAAGCCCCGAACGCCATGCCAATCGGTGGAGGCCAGGCACCCGCCATGATGGGAGACTTCGACACGGACAGCGTGGTCTACAAGCTCCGTCACGTCATCGGCGGCTGCCAGCTCAACTACCGCGGTATGGTTGCCAGCACCGGCGCCGGGACCGAGACCTGAACCCTATCTTTTTCGAGGTAGGGAATGACGTTCACCTATAATCCCGGTCCTAACCCGGACCCGATCACCATCATGCGGATGCTCATCCGCGACAGGAACGAAGCATCACCTGTCTTCCAGGATGTAGAGCTGCAGTCATACCTCGCGGTCGAGAACAACATCATCAAGCTCGCCGCGGCAAACGCGATGGATGATATCGCCTCGGACAACGCGCTGCTCGGGTCCTACAAGACTGGCGACAAGTCAGTCAACGGGCCGGCGGTCGCTGCGGATCTCCGGGACCGGGCGAAGGAACTGCGCCGGCAGGTGAACGAAGACTTCTCGACCGGATCGTTCGACATCGTAGCCACCGATCACGAGACACGGATATGACCTTTGTACAGACCCAGGGACTCGATCATCACTGCACTGTCCAGAAGCGGAGTGCAGGGAGTAAAAACACATCGAACGAATCCCTGGAAGTTTGGGCAAATGATCA